ACAGCACAATTAGTAGAAAATGGTGTGGAAGGAAAAATTGCATGGCCAGGTTGGATGGAGGCATTTACGGAAACATATCAATCAGGAATAACAGAGCTAAGATTGAAACGCTCTGATTTGACTAATGAAATAAGTGGTACTGTTACAATTAATCCTCTTAACGAATACATGCTTACAGTTAATTGGGATCCAGATACATTACCAACAGACACAGTTATAACTGGACCTACAGGAGACAATACAAAGATAAATTTCATAATTGATCCTTCTAAAACAAATCCATTATCTTTAAAAACCACAGGTACACGAATACTGTTACTTGACGAATCTATTGGTGATGCTATTAACACTGACGGTGCTGATGCATGGAAAAATGCAGACGGTACAGACTTTATTGCAGGAGCTAATGACATAGTAGAATGGGATGGGTCTAAATGGCATATAGTATTTGATTCTAGCAGTAATGCTAATACTACAGTCTATACCACAAATCTAAATACAGGAATACAATACAAATTTGAAAAAGGTGAATGGCTACTTGCATTTGAAGGTGAGTATCCACAAGGAACCTGGCGTATAAAATTCTAAGATAATTAGTTATATGAAAGAAATTATCTGTAGTGGTGCATTATTCTACGCCAAAAAATCAAAGCGTTTTTTATTTCTACATAGAACGCAAGGCAAACAGAAAGATCTATGGGGACTTGTTGGTGGTACAAATGAAGACAAAGAAACACCGTGGTCAGCCTTACAACGTGAAATAAAAGAAGAAATAGGCGAAACTTCTATTATCAAAACCATACCTCTTGAAACATTTATTAGTAATGATAGTAAATTTAAATTCCATACATACCTTTGTGTAATAGAAAAGGAGTTTATACCAACTTTAAATATAGAACACAATGGTTATGCTTGGGTATCGTTTAATAAATGGCCAAAACCATTACACCAAGGATTGAGAAACACACTTTCAAATAAAGTTATTTTAACTAAACTAGAAACAGTGTTCAAATTAATTGATTTAGTATGAAAAAGATTACAGTCATAGGCAAGGGCACAGCAGGTTGTATTTCAGTTGCAAATATTGCTAATATATCTAACTATCATGATTTAGAAATAGAATGGATATACGATCCTGAAATTAATCCACAAGCTGTAGGAGAAGGCACTACCTTAGATGTTGTAAACATGTTAGGAGAAAGTTTAGGATTTGGATGGCCGGACCTAAAAAACATTGACGGTAATTATAAAAATGGAATTAGAAAAATAGGATATACCACTACAGGTTGTGATTATACGCATAAATTTATGACCCCTAATGTTGCAATTCATTTCAACGCATTAAAATTACAGGATTTTATAGAACAAAAAATTAAAGAAAATTATCCTAATGTAAAAATTATACAAGGTAATAAAGATACACACAATAATGACAGTGACTATGTGCTAGATTGTTCGGGCAAGCCTAAGTCATACGAAGATTATAACCTAACTGAATACATACCAGTCAACAGTGTTTATGTTACTCAATGTTTTTGGCCAGAACCAAAGTTTGATTATACGTTAACTGTTGCTAGACCATATGGTTGGGTATGGGGAATACCATTACAAAACAGATGTAGTATAGGATATATGTACAATAATAAATTAAATTCTTTAGAAGAAGTAAAAGAAGATGTAAAAAATATTTTTGAAGAATTTAATTTACAACCTAGTGAAACTACAAATGCCTTTAGTTTTAAAAATTATTATAGAAATACAAATTTTGAAGAACGTGTAGGATACAATGGTAACGCAAGTTTCTTTTTGGAACCATTAGAAGCTACTTCTATTAGTTCTATGATAATGGTTAGTAAACTTTGTGCAGGGTATGTGTTAGGAGTAAACGACTCTTTAGATTATATTAACAATGTCTACACATTGAAGTTAAAACAAGTAGAAAATATGATAAATTTACATTACCTTGCAGGCAGTAAATACGACACTCATTTTTGGATAAACGCACAGCACAAAGCAAATAAATTATATAAAAATAGAGTGTTTTATGATACAGAATTTGCTGAATTTTTCAATACTGTAAAATCAAGCAAAAGTAAAATTATGAATCGATTAGTAGACAAAGAATTTAAATCTAGTAGTAATGACACAGAATATGGCACTTGGGGATTACATTCTTGGTATCAAAACATAAAAGGATTAAACATGGAAAATAAAATCAATGGCAAACAATTCAATTAAAACAGATTACGGTTATGATTTACTTTGGGCATCAACAGCAAATTACCAAGGTAAAATATTAGTATTTGAAAAAGCCGGAAATAAAACTCCTTTACACTATCATAAAGAAAAAGAAAAACATTACTTTGTTAATACAGGTAAATTTAAGTTAAGATATATAGATACATCTACAGGACAAATATATGATCAAGAAATGCAGGAAGGTAGTGTATTTCATGCTCCTCCATTAATACCTTGTTCTTTAGAAGCTCTAGTAGATAATAGCTCTGTTTCTGAGGTAAATAATAATGCAGGAAGTGATACACATATTGTTATACCTGCAAAACCAATAAATCCGGAGAATAAAAGTGCTGAATAAATTAACACATGCTAGTACGCTTAGAGTAGAAATAGAAGGTTTCAAAAAAACTGCTAGATCTCAACCTAATAAAAACATACAAGAAAAAGTTTTAAAATTATGCAAAGAAATAATGCGTGTAGCAGAATCAATAGACCAACAGCATGATTCTAGAGCGGGTGGATTTATTAGACCTAATCTTGCTTCTGATGATAGAGAAAAAATTGTACGATTAAGATCTGAGGTACAAAGCCTGTTATCTGTTAAAACTTAAATTACTGACAATCTTTTAATTGTAATTGCACCTACCATAGCAGGGTGTGCTGTGCATTGATATCTATAATTTCCACTAATAGACTCAGGAATACGCCAATATAAAACACCACTATCTTTACCTTGTGCATTACTTCCTGTTTGCACGCCTCCGGAACTGTCAACATATACTAATCCTACATTGTAAGGATTTGATGTTGGATCTTGTATTTCAAAAGGATGTGATCCTGCACTACTTAAATCAAAAGCAATAGTAGTACCTGCAAGTGCATAAATTGTTGGATTGTTTCCTGAATAATGTGAATTGAATAAGTAGGCCGATTGTCCTACTGCTGATACCCTAAGCATTGCTATTGCTGGTTCATAAATTAATGCAACATTTAAACTAGCATTATTAGCATCTTGTAAGGTGTTAAAGTTTAAACCAGTTGCTGTAAATCCTATTGTAACAGTATCTGAACTGTCATTAGTTGTGATGTTTATACCGCCCGACCCTATTAAATTAAGTGTATCAGTAGTGGTATCTGCTTGTATAGTATTTTGTCCTGCAACGGCTATGTTACTAAATGCATTCTGGTTAGCATCACCTCCACCTGCGGCTGAACTAGGTGCCCATTTAGCTCCATCCCAAGCTAATACATCATTGCTACTAGGTGCAGATGTTGTTGTATCTACATCACTTAGTGCGTCTATACTAATTGCACTAAGATCACTTGCTGATACAGATGTCAAATAACTTTGTAAATCGCTTATTTGGCTTTCTGTAATACTTAATGCCGCTTGGTGTTGGGTTACTGAACTTTGTGTAATATTTGCATCTGGTACATTTGCCCATGTAACTGCTGATGAAAGGTCGTTAACTTCCGCGGTTAATGCTCCTAAGCCTGCGGCTGTTGGTGGTGTAAATTTAAATTGCCCAGTTGTATTGTCATAACTTATAGCACCATTTCCTGCAGGTGTATTTTCTACACCAACACTCAAACTTGATAATGTTAACACAGCTGGTGTATTTTGCAAGTTATTATAATTTAAGAAGTATTGACTATCAAACCCATCAAGTGTATCTGCATCAGTGCCTGCTCCTCCTGAAGTTGCATCTGCACCAGGTGCCCACTTTGCTCCATCCCATTTTAAAACTTGGCCTACATTAGGTGGATTAGATGATGTGTCGACATCACTTAAAAAATTAATTGGAAATGAATCCATATTAATAGTCACTATATCTGAATCTGTTGCAATTAGAGTAGATATATTTGTGCCTCCAGCAATACTCAAAGTATCTGTAATAGTATTAGCAGTAGTGCTTCCTTGATCAGCTGTAAATGTTTCAAATAAATTTTGTGTAGTGCCTCCAGATGCTCCAGTAAAGTTTACTGTTAGCACATCCCCTGTAATGGATGTTGAAATATCTGTACCACCTGCTACCTTAAATGTATCAGCAGTTGCATCTGCAACAATACTTCCTGTATCACCTGTTACACTTGTAAATTTGTTTGCTTCAATTGAATTGCCAACAATATTCCAAGCTGTGCCGTCCCATTGCCATGTTGTGCCACCTACAACATGTGTATCACTTACTGAAGGACTATTTGGAAAATTTATTGCCATATGTTACTCCTTCTATCCTAATCCTATATTTTTAAATTTAAAAGGTTGTCTACCATATTTATTAAACAACATTTTGTTATCTGCACCTAGTAGACTTGTTCCAAATTGGTCATAATCACTGTCACTAGCTGTATCGTAAATTACATTTTTTGCATCTGCTGTAATCTGTTGCTTTAGTTGAGCCGGAGTAATCTGTGGGTTAGCACCAGCTATAAGTGCTGAAACACCAGCTACTTGAGGAGCCGCAAAACTTGTTCCATTTAATTTTGCTATCTTAAAATTAGTATTTGAAGGGTAGTCAAGTCCACTATAAACATTTGTTGTACTTACACATGAAAAAATATTTGTTCCTGGAGCCCATATATTTACTCTTGGGCCTCTACTTGAACTTTGATATGTTTTATCTTGATCATTTTGAACTCCTGTGTCAATATTTCCAACCATAAGTGAATTATCACTATGTGGACTACTTCCTCTATGATAGAAATATGTTAATCCTCCATATACTACTGAATTATTATAATCAGTACCTGTAGATAAATCACCTTTATAAAAATCATTTCCTGCGGCAATAACAACATGCACTCCGCCTGCAATTAAATCTTCGACTTCAGCATCTACTGCTGTAACACGATTAGGCATTCTTGAAGCACTCAGTGCCGCCAATTCTGGAACTACGCCAGTGCCTGCCCATAACCCAGTTCTTGTTGTATAATCAACACCGTAAGTCCAGCTTGTTCCTCTATATGTGCCACCTGTAGGATTTCCTGTTACCTCACTAAAATAGCCCCAACTCATGTTTACCACTGTTGGTCTTTTGTATCCATTAGGTTGAACAGGTTTATTAGCATGCCATAACCTAATTGCATCAAAACTATCTAGTATAGGCATACCTGTACCAGCATCTCCTGCACCTTCTAGTCCTGATAGTTTTTGACTGAATATTCTAGCTTTTTTTGCAAAACCATATGTTTTACCTGCAACTATTCCTGCACAGTGCGTACCGTGCCCGTCGTAATCTCTATAAAAATTTGCATTTAAAGATCCTGATACTCCAGTTGAATACCAATCAAACGATACACATCTGTTGTTTCCTAAATTGTCAATAAATTCTGGATGATCAAATTGTACTCCGCTATCTTGTATAACAATATCAACACCTTCACCTTCTAAAGCATATTCGTAATTTTGGTCTGTTGTTGTGCCACTTGCATATAGATTTGTAGGCATGTTAGCTCTTTTTAACCCCCAATTAACTTTAGAAGTATCAGTATCTGGATTACCTCCTTTTGTAAAGTTTGCAATTTGGGTTGCGTTAAAACCTATCTTTATATCATCTCTTTGATCTGGTGGTATTTCTACAGCTTCGACTCTTGGATCGTTTTCTAAATTCTTAGCTTCTTCATCAGTTAATGCAAAGTGTGTTGCTCTTCTACTACCGGGTCTAGCATTAACTATGTCTACACTTCTATTAGGTATAGAACTAGAATCTCCCGAAGAAGCAGTTAAATCATTTTCAACTTCTTCTAAGTTTACACCTGCTTTTACAATTACTGTATATTCTTTTTCACTCATTATACTATCGCCGAGTCATCTATGCGTCTCCACGCACCATTTATATACGCTTGTATTTTGTTGTCTTGAGTATTATATATCATATCACCGTTGTCTGCTGAATATGCATCTCTTTGAGCATTATTAAAATTTGCTAACCTTAATGCACCTAAATTAACTACAACACCGTCTGGTGCTGTAAATGTAATTTTACTAGCACTATCAAACTCTGGCGAACCAGTGCCTGTTGAAATAAAGTTTTTAGCAAACACATCATTTACTACATTTAAATCATTTTGCACAGTTAAGTCACTATTTGCTGTTAACGGTGGAGTAATAGTTATACCACTACTATCGTCTGTATCAATGTTAGTACCAGTAAAAGTAAAACTTCCTATTATTCCTGCTGTAGCTACAGTAGTAAAAGAAAATGTACCAGCTCCGTCTGTTTGCAATACTTGTCCAGACGTGCCGTCTGTAATACCAAGGTCTGTGATTGACGTTGGTATTGTTGGTTTATTAGATAAAAGTGTGTAATCGCCTACAGTGCTTGATGCTGGTTGCACCCATTGTGAACTATCACCGTCATTAACATATACATATAACTTTCCGGTAGTGCTATTAAACCAAATATTTCCTGCAGAAGGAGTTGAAGGTACTGTGTCAGAAACTTCTATACTAGAACTACCGCTACCTGTACCAGTTCCTGGATCAGAAATATTTATTTGGTTACCTTGACCAGTATGAAAGTGACACCAATACCATAGTGTATCAGGTGCATTACTTTGCACAGTAATTAAAATCTTTTTTGTTGTTGCAGTTTTAAAATTGTCTGTATAGTACCTCATTGAAACAGGATCGTCATCTAGTAAGTAAACTATGCCATGGTCAGCAGTAATCTGGTCATAGTGAAGACCACCTGGTACTAGATCTCCATCTTGTGTAGTAGAAAACATCAATGGATGCCATAGTCCGCCAAAGTTAGCATTTGAATCATCAGATTGATCAAATACGTAAGTATATCCTCTTACAAACTGTAATATAGGTTTCTCTACACCGTCTATGTAAAAAACTCCTGTAGCTTGTCCTGCAACAGAATCAACACCGACAGTAACAGTTTTTTCTAATACTGCAACGCCGGTATTTGCTATTTGTTGAGTAAAATTTCCTGCTGTAAGTATTGAAAAACCACCCGTAGCTTTTCCGTTATACAAACGTAATGTATTTGCTTGTTTATCAAAGAAGATTTCACCACTACTTCCTACGTTTCTATCGAGAAAATCGTCAGGTCTTGGTATAATTCTAATTCGATCAAATATAGCACTTCTACTCATCTAAGTCTCCAACTATACATATTTATGCTAATATATTCTTCTGTAGTAGTAAGACCAAGTGTCCTGAAATTTTTTGTAATATTTTTCTTCGTGAAATAACAACTCTCTTTTATCATGCGATAGCACATGTTTTACTGACATATTTTGCCTTTGCCACTTCAAAATACGTCCATGTTGTTCATTTTGGAATGTTCCTTCTTTTTGTGTATATGGACATATTTCTATCTTAATAACACCCATTGTTATCTCCTATAAGGTGGTTTACTATTGCCAAAATATCTGTTAAAAAACTGATCGCCACTTTCGTCAAAACTCATAGTAGACATTTTACGTTTTATGCAGAGACTATTGTAGGCATCAACTATTATTCTAAATTTATCTGAATTACCACCTTTGTCTGGGTGGTGTATTTGACACAGTTTTTTAAATTTAGTTTTAATTTGTTGATCGGTAGCTTTTGGTGATATATTTAATATCTTGTACTCGTTCATTCAAAGTATTCTATCCATCCTGTTGCAATGTATTTAACCTCATTTAGAGGAGGATTTCCTCTATGTGTGTGGGTAAATGCTGCTGGCCATAGTAGTAGTTTTCCTTGCTCAGGTTTAAATCTTTTACGTTGATATAAGAATTCTGTTTCGCCGCCCTCGCTAACATCATTTAAATATATTGAGAAAACTACAAATCTATTAGAAGCTAATCTTCCGTCATTTTCATAATGCCAACTCATAAATCCACCACCTGGTTCTGTCCTTTGTAATTTTACACTGTAAATTCCGTGTGGTGCAGATTGGTTAAGTAAGCTGTATTCATTTACATATTCGGCATAAGCATCTTTAATTTTTTCTATCAACATAACAGATGTTGGTGCTGTTTTTTCTAATCTTAATGTGTCAGGCTCTAATAAAAAGATTGATTCGTCTTTTTTATGGTGTGCTAGACCGTCACCCATTGCTTGTCTATTAATTACAAGTCCTTGTTTCCGCATTGTTTCGAAATATTCAATAACGTCAGCACATTCTTTTCTATTAAGTGCATTTGGTTTTTCATATATAAAATCTTCCATTAGTTCCACCTTACTTTTTTAAGATCATTGTAATTTGGTACAAACTTACTGTCTATCAAGTGTGCCCTTAATCTTAAATTATCTATATCTTTCTTCTCATATCTTCTTACTACTGAGTCAACTTTATCTTTCTTTACTAATATGTATTGACACAACGGAGTGCCTGCAGGAATCTTGGTTGTGCCGTCAAAAACATGCCAAAACATTTGTACATTCAAAAAATTAGGTCCTTTATCGGCATCCTCTAGGAACCCTATACAACTTGTAAAGTCATGGTTATCTGGATAAGGAATAGGCATACACAGTAGAGAATATCCTTTAGGTACATATACAATCCAAGGACTTTGAACTTTTACAACAGATTGTATGTTTTTCTTATCAGTATTATAGACGCCATAATTATCTTCAGAATGATAACTGATGTAATCCCACTTCCAGCCATGATCACAGTCTATATTTTTTTGATTTATAGGAGTACGCCACTGAAATGTTTTGCCATCTCCGTTAGTTTCAATAATTATATCTTGCCATGATCTTTGTATCCAGCCAGTATTATTCAGGCTTATCATGCCTGGACACCTCATCACATGAGTAAACCTGTCGCTACTATTGTTTTTACCTTTATAGTCAGAATTTTTATAATTTTCGTATGCTTTTTTTACCCAATTATACTGTTGTTTTGATGCAGGAATAATTGGCATTATTTCTGTGACTTCTGGTAATAAACTTACAAATTCTACTTTACTCTGTGGTTTGAGAATCTTCTTCAGGCGATCTAACATATTTTTTACCTTGTCTATTTGCTGTGTTCATTATTTGGTCTAGTCCTCTATTATGAGTATACCAACCTTTTATTTTATCTACATGAACAACATAGCCTTTTAAATCAGGCATTGTGTAGAATTTTACATGTTGGATTTGTTCAACTTCTTCGCCATGTATAATTTCTTTAGTGATTGGCATTTCAGGAAAATCACCTTCTTCTTCTTGCACATAAAAAAGAGTAGCTATTCTTGTAACATCTTTTCCATCGTCATCTTCCCAAGTCAATACAAGTTCTCTATTATTTAAGAATGTACTCAAAAAATCTCTAACTCTAATTCTATCTTTTTGTATTTTTCTTGCTGTATATGCATTAGTAGGTTCACGTAGTATTTGTTCTACATGAATCCATTCTTGGCTCTGTGTTTCCGATAATGGCATTTTATCTCCTGTAAAAATGTTTAGTGAATGTTTCTTTTAGCTTTTGTTTGTTAAATTTAAATCCAAAAATCATAAAATATTCACGTTTCTCTAACCATGCTTTGTCATGGTCATTCATATCTCTTACTTCATAACTGTAATCATGCTCTGTAATAGGCACAAGATACATCATAGGTGTACCAGCCTTAAGCATAATTTCTCCTTGGTTAATATTTAAGTAAAATTGAAAGTTCAACTCTGTACTTACGGCTGGGTCTAAAATACCCATAGTATGTTCTAATTCATATGTATCCGGATAAGGAATAGGTAATACTAAAAATTTTACTCCCGGAGGAGCAACAATATGCCAAGGACTATTCATTTTCACTACTGCATGTTTACTGTAATGTCTTTTTGGTAAGAATTTTGTTACTTCATATGGATGTGTGCCAACTGCATCTCCTCCACGTAATTCATTAAGGTATTGACTTGGTATTACATAATCAAAATCTTCTCTATCTGAAAATGCTTTGATCACAGTATCATGCCATAACGGAACCATAAATCCATATTTGTATAATTCAAATATTCCAGGACACATTTGTATATGACTTGGTTGTAGTGTATTCTTCTTAGTTTTATAATCAGCCATACAGGTTTTCATCCATTTAGTATGAAAATCTTTTGATTGTATTATAGGAAATGCTTCTGCTACACCAGTTACTTTAGAAAAAAATTCTATTTTATTTTTCATTACGATACCATTATGCTAAATGCAAGATTTATCCTTTGTTTGTTAGATTGATTTACTTCAACTTCGTGTGGAATCCACGCAGGCCATAATATCAAACTGTTATCTTCTGGTGGTAAAGACATAGATCTAGTAAAAGGAGATTGTCTATTGCATTGATTAAGAACATTAGCCGGATTACTAAAATGTATAAGTCCGGTATCTTCTGCATCTAAATAGTATACAGCCGCAAAGCAATCTTTTTCATGTGTATGAAGTACATTTCCTCCTCCAGGATCGTTAACATTTGTCCAATAATTTATATTGATTCTTTTTTGTGTAACATACCCTTTAAAAAATTCGTCCATTTCAAAATAATATTCAGCGGCTCGCATTGTTAGTTCTTGTGTTGCCTTCATTAGCCAATCTAAATTTTGATAATTAGCATTAGACCTCCAGCAATTTGGATTATTTTCTGTAAGTGCTGTACCTTCGGTATTTTTAGTTTCTAATATTTGTCTCCGTAAATCATCTATTTGATCTTTGGTACCTATATCTCTACGTAAAAATAAATCTGAGTGAAATAAACTTAATCTACTGTCCATCCTTCATACCAATCCTTTAAAAATGTATATTGATTTGGAAACTTTTTAATAACATTATCTACTCTAGCAGTTTGTTGCTTTAAAAAGTCTTCTATATATTCTTCAACTTTTCCGCTATGACCAAATGTACCTTCAAAAGTTTTATATGCTCCGCCAGCATGTAACATGCTAAACCATTGCTGTGAGCTAAACATACTTTGTTTACTGAAGAACAAAAATCTTTTTAGTTCCGGAAAATATTGATTTAACATAAATTGCCCATCACTTGGCAATTCAGTTGGAGTTTTTTCTCTTATTTTTTTCCAATAAGGAGTATCTGATTTTTGACTAAAATAATAATGAGACCACACAAATGTTAATATTTCTATACACATTTCGTACCAACCTTGGTTTAAGTTATCTGTAACTTGTTGATTCCAATTTGATCCAAAAACATTTAGTAACTCGCATAAAGATTTTACTACACCAGTTGTAAATGTTATACCAGTTGCTTCTAATGGTTCAACAAATCCGCCAGCTAGACCAATCCCGCACACGTTTTTTAATGCAATTTCTTTGTGTGTACCACATTTCATCTGTAAATGTTTTGCTGGAGTTTCAAAATCTCCTATTGCTTCTCTTAATTCTTTTTCAGCATCTTCTGGAGAAATAAAATCACTATCATATACATAACCGTTACCTATTCGTGCATACGTAGGAATAGTCCATCTCCAACCGCATGTCATTGTAGTTGCTTTTGTATAAGGATGACATTCTTCTTCTGGATTTTTATATTGTGTAGGTATAGCTACTGCACTATCATTTAACAACCAACCTTCTTTTTTATAATCAATAAATTCTGATCCTAATGTTTTTTCTAGTAATTGACTTTTAAAGCCGGAACAATCTAAGTATAAATCTGCAGAATATTCTTTTCCTTCTGCGTCAATTAATTTTGTTATTCCGTTTTCATCTGTTTCAGCACTAGAAATTTTTGTATCTACATATTCTATTTTGTCTCCTAACAGTTCTTTTAAAGCAGTAATAATATCATAAGCACCAAAATGCACTGCACCGTACCCATCTAAACCTTGATTATAGTTATGATCTAAAAGTTCAGTCATCTTTGGACTTTTGTTTGCTTTGGCTAATCTATAAGCAGGATACCATTTAGCAAATTCTTTATACGGCTTTCCTATAAAGTAATCGCTTGTAAAAATTCCTGTAGTTGGCATATAATTGTTTACACTATCATTATCAACAAAATAAGGATCTTCATTCCAACCAGTAAGTTCAACACCAAATTTAAAACTAGCATTACTTGGTTTCATCCATTGTTTAGGATCTAATCCACAAGCATATAAAAATTGGGCTGTTAACGGTTGTGTACCTTCACCAACACCGATTGGGCCAGCACTTGCATCTTCTATAAGAGTAATTTTTGTTGGTAATCTTAAATTAGCTTGTAGATAAGAAGCTGTCAACCAACCACTAGTACCTCCGCCAAAAATTATAATATTTTCTATTTTTTTATTCATTTTCATTCCTACTATAGTATGTATAATCAAATGTTACATTAAAAGACAAAGATGATCTCTGATTTTTCGATTTATTAGGTTCTACTTTGTGTAGAATCCAGCTAGGAAACAATAGTATATTTCCTTGTACTGCTTTAATTTTAAATAAGTTATTATACAAAGGCGATGGGTGGGGAAAGCTAACAGTATAGGGATTACTACTTTTAAAAATAATATCTCCACAGTTTTCAGGTGCTTCATGATAGTACACACCGCTTATCATATTAGGTTGATAGCCGTGTTCATGGTAACCTATTAACTCTTTTGTAGAAAATATGTTTATCCATGATGCATCTACTTGTAAAGTATTATCAATAAAAGGTTGCTGTGTTTGTTTTAAATATTCATAACAATGATACATTAAGCCTTTTTTAAAAATGGACATATTAAATTTTTCAATTACATTTGTTTCTTTATTAGGTACATATGTAGTTGTTGCAGTATCATTATCAGGTTGCCATTCATTTTTAAAATCTGATTGTTCTATCGCTTTATTAATTTCCTCCCTGATTATTTCTACATGTCCAAAAGGAGATTGGTATATAGGCACACTAAAGATATCATTTATACTAGTCCTCATACGTTTAACACCACAATATACAAGCCGTTCCACCAAGCACTTGCATCTTCTTGTTCATTTAAAAGTATTTTTTCATAACTTACTAGTCTATTAATAGAATTAATTCCTTGCCTTGCACCTTCTACAACTCCATCCCAATTAGCATCATCAAACACTAGTAGACATTCGTCTGCAAAACATTTACTATAATGTTCAACTGCTCTTTTAGTACTTTCTATGTCATGCGGGCCATCATAAAACCACATATTAATTTTACCTTTAAATTTACTTGTATCAACTGTAAACATATCTTGGTTAATAATTTCAACTTGATTATCACCTTGCCATTGATTTATATTTTGTTCTAAAGTAAAAAAGCTAGATCCAGGCAAAGTTGAAATATCTTTTCTTCCTGGTTGCATCTGTAATTCAAAGTTATCAATGCCTACAGCATTTAATTTATTATTTTCTAAAACACTACAAAAAATAGAGCCATTGCCGACACCAACTTCCATATAATTTTCTATTTTTGAAGCAAAACTATTCATTAAACTTTTGACTCTTGTACTTGTTAACCCTGATACTTTATTTTTTACACTTGGTACGCCGGAATCTAAAAGAGATTGTGCAACATGTTTTACTAATGGCGTGTGTTCTATTTCTGATTTTACTCTAAATATATCATCACAATAATGACATTCCCAACAATCAAACTTGCAATTTTTAATTTTTTTACGCCAAGCGTTAATAGGTTTTTCTTTAAGATTATTATCTTCTAAGTAATCATTAAAATGATCAATTAATATTTCGTCATTTTTTGCATAACGTTTTATTATTTCTAGTGTTTCAAAAAGTCTACTAGGTGCTTCTCTGCCATGCATTTTAAATACATCTATACCTAACTCGTCTATAAACTCGTCCCAGTCTTCTTTCCATGGAGGTATATTTGCAGTTTTTAAATGTACACTAGGATCGTCTACGTCCCACTTTGGACAGCTCACTCTGCTAATAGGATCGTTGAAATATTGTGGAGCGTAACCTTCTCTTGAATTGTTGAATTCAAAATGTTCTACCATCATAGGACAGTTTCCTAAACAGCCTTCATTTGCTAGTAAACTAATGTGAATTTCTTTTCCTAGATTTTCTTTAATCCATTCTTTAGCTGTTTTTATTCTTAGAAGAGTATCTCTATCACGCATTAAATCTCTATCTAAGTTAATATAATCAAAACCTCTTTTAGCTAAATTTACAATTTCTGCGGCAGTTCTTACATCTCTTAAAATTGTATTTTTAACGTATAATTCAGGAAATGCTTTTTTAATTTGGCCGGTACCCATCCAATGTGTGTGCGGTATTGTTGCAATTCTTATACCTTTATCGTACAAAGGTTTAAAATGTTTGATAAAGATATCTAAATTTTTCTGTGTTGGAGGTACTTTGATATTATTAAAAGTTGCACTTACTGGAATGCCTATAGTATTTTGTATGTTAAGTGCTTGATCTATGGCATAGTCATAATCTTCTTTATATACAAATACATCGCCCATAGCATCCTGCATAAAAGGAGGTATACGTGATGTAAAATAAATGTCTTTGATATAATCTTTATGTTCAAGCAGAAATTTGCAATATGTTTTATATTGCTCAGGATTTAATTTTGGATTTAACGGTACACTAAAAATTTTTCTCATAATTCACCAGAAGTATAGTGTACTTATTATAACATTTTTTTAGTAAAAAGTAAAGTGATTTTTAGCTAGGGGGATTATCAGTTGGAACAACGAAATTAGTATCTTCCGGATTATCACCTCTTGGTGCAGGAATGCTCCAATCTACACCAAATTCCTGTATTTTATCTCTAGTTGCAGTATAAGCACATTCCCATTCAAAATAAGTAGCAAAGCACATCTGAGTCTCAGTAAGTGTATTACAAGCATCTATTGCTGTGTAAAGTTTGTTTCTTGTTACTTCATCATCAACATGATTATCAGTGTGCAATTTCATGATTTTTTTCATTAAACTTACTGTATTATCTTTGTCATTTTGAGTAAGTTTATACATCTGCTTTTCATACTCGGGATCACTAAAACTAGTTGGTTCTATCAAATCAGCTACATTAGATTTGATAACCATTACTGGCACTTCATCGTCTAGTGCATTGAAAAACCTAGGTGTTTCTGCTTCATGTGTGGTAATCTCTCTGTAGCGTAGCCATTTAATAGGATTTGCTTCAATAGTTGATGGTTCTACCCAAGCTATTTCATAGTGCCATGCATCATTTTTCTTCTGAATATTAGAAGTTAACCTTGGATCATCACTTGCTATTGCTTCATACAGGATATACATTATCTAATAAGTCTCCGTCTTTTTGTTGCTCACTATTATTTATCTGTTTTGAAGTATTGTCATCAAAGTTATGTACAGTCTTGCCATTAGGTTCAGATGTTTTTTCTTCAACTAGTTTTTTATTTTCAATACCTCCTGGTTCTGCTAAGGATTTCAAATCATCCCAAGTTTTATCACCCAATTTTAATTGTTCATTAGCAGTGTGTTCTAATTGTGTTTGGTAACTTTTTAGTTTTGTACTATAATTAACTGTCAATGCTAAAGTTTCTGCCTGTTGCTCCGGAGGCATCATTAAAATAGCATCCATATTTCCGCCATTAATTCTTCCGTAAAACAGCATGTCTGTTGCGGCTTGTTTTGCTAATCTGTTTGTCCAATACTCTGCTTCATATACGTCTTCTTCTTTGGTATTTAAAATATCCATATATGTACGACCGCTTCCGTCAGGTAGGTATGCTTCGTCACTTGCCATGAATTCATTATAAAGATCTATGAGTGTTTGTCTTTCTAAGTACCAATCTTGTAAACGTCTTTTACTCATGTACACATTACGTTCAGCATTCCATTTTTCAACATCATATAATCTTCTATCTAAATCATCATTTGCTTGATCACTTAGTCTTTTAAATCTATCATATTCTACTTCTAGTTTTGCGATTTCATATTCCATATTTTCAATGGATTCTTCTTTGGATTTAATCTCCATTAGATATTGACGCATTTTTGCAAATGGGGTAATCTGGGCTTGACCAACAAACCATCTTAGTTTATATCTAGGATTAGTCCATTCTTTGTTTAACGCAGTTTTAATTACTGCTTGATCTTTTTCAGGTAACATGCTTACATCAGTTTGAACTTCACTGTTATATCTTTGTGAGTTGTATTGCGTAAGTCTATCTAAATTGTTTTCCTGTGGTAAAGTTTCATCTTTTGACATATATTATCTCCTAAACTATGAAATATTTACCAAGGTTAGTCTCTCCATGACATCGTTGCTGAACTTTGTCCTGCTACACCTTTTGGTCGTGTAGACGAGCCTGTATTGATTCCGGCTCTAGTTGCATAGGTAAACTTGTATGTGGTATTAACGTGTGATCCTTGATACCAGCCCAAGCCATATCCCCAGTCTTGTCCTGTAATTGTGTTTTCTTCTCCACTATAAGCTGGTTTTGAACCGATTGCATTTTGTGTAGCATCTGTAATCATGTTAGTTTCACGCCAGTTAGAGCTAGGATTACCCTCTCTACCTGCAATATGATATGCATGTTTAAATGTAAGAGTATGTTGATGTTTATCTCCTTGTACTCTTAAACTTCTGCCACCTTGATTTTGTCTAGTAGCAAAATTAAATCTATATCCTTCTCCTGAACCAATCCAAACTCCGTAATGTTCGTGACTAGTTCCCCAACCACCTGCATTTGGATTAGATCCTATCGAGCTTGTATTCAGTGTCTCGTTTGCAAAGGTCCATTCATATACATTACTTGTTCCGCCCATACTTGTCCAACCTTTAAAGTATTCATGTTGCAGACACGCTGGATTATTTGTGTTCCAAGGAATATTTCGACTATACCCAGTTGTAAGACTTTGTTCAGTACGCATATTAAAAGCAATATTAGTGCTTGATGCACCACAGTGAGAACCTGAATACCCACCTATTGTATAATTTGTATCTCTACTCCAAAAACTTGCTTTGTAATTATGTCCTAATTCTTGGGTTTGTCCTGCTCCTGTTAAGTCGATTGTTGTATCAGTTGCAATAGTGGTTCTATTTGTATTATTAAAAACCACACTACTTGCATATCCTGCATGAATATAACCTGTAGTAATAATCTGCCTTGATAGATACGGTAATGCTTGGCTTGTCCAAACTCCACCAGCAACTTCTGGTAAAAAAGTTTCAGGTCTATTGTCTACTGTATTAAATCTTATACTGCCAGCTGTATTTGACCCTTGCCCCGGTATGGTTAAATGACCGGTATCGTTAATTGATGTATTTTTAAGTGTTGCCATTTAATCTCTCCATGCACATGTTCCAGAACTAGAACCACCTTTTCCTTTAGGCTGGCCAGAGTTACCTAGATTTGGTCCTGTATCTGTGTAATAATACCATTTCCACGAGCCATTGTTTTGAGCGCCGTCATAGTTACCTAACATGTAACACCAGTCTTGCCCCATAGAAAAGTTTTCTTCTCCACAGTTTCCTCTTGGCTTACCATGTCTACTAATGTTTGCTTGTCTTGTAATAAAGTTAGTTTTACGCATATTATAGCCACCATTCCATGATCCTTCGTTACCTGCCCAACCGTAATTGAGTTTACTGCATTGAGATTTTTGTTGATCATGGTTTGAAGGTTGTCCACTCCAACTTGTTTGTGTAGTTCGAGTAATCATGTTATACCAACGACTGTCGTTAGCCCAATAAAATATGCCTTCGTTTTCCCAACTCATACCCCATTGTCTTGTCGAACTCCAACCGCCACCAATGTTTTGATCAATAGTTTCTGTAATAAAATTAAAATGTTCTATATTAGAACTTCCACCGCCAGTGATATAACATTCATAATGTTCTCTAAATATACCACCCTTGTTCAGACCATTATATGACATAGTCCTACTTGAGAAACCGCTATATTGTTGTTCTGTACGCATGTTATAACCAATAATATAGTTTGAATTAATAGCGTGTCCGTTACCTGCACCAAACACATAAGCAATGTCTCTTCCATTACCTCCCCATTGGTAATTAAATGATCTTTCAAGGGAACCGTCACCTAGGTTTACTGTAACATCTGTACTTGCTTGTGTTCTGTTTACGTTATTCCATGCGGCTGAGCTTTTGTAACCGCCTAACATGTAGGCTGTTGTAATGATTGTTCTTTCTTTGAAAGGAATAGCCATACTTTGCCATAAGCCAGTTGCACTAAGATATTCTGCGGATCCTGTTTCACTGTTGACACGCATTGAACCTGCGCCAGCATTATCATCTCCAGGATTTGTTCCATACTTGACAATAACAATTCCTGAGCCACCTGTACCACCATAGTTGTTGGAGTTATAGTGTGATCCACCACCTCCACCACCACCAGTATTGGCACCACCATTACCGCCAGGTCTCTGAGCCCATGTGTTGGTTCCACCACCACCACCATTACCGCCGTTGTTATAACCTAATCCGCCGTATGTGGTATTGACAGCTCCACCGCCACCTCCACCGATGCCGCCATCGCCACCAGTGCTTGAGTAGCCCGAGCCACCTCCGCCACCGCCCCAATAAAGAACAGTGCCTGTTATATTGTTTGGAACTCCTGGTCCGCCGTGTGGTCTTGGATAACTTTGGCCTTCGCCTCCAGCTCCACCACCACCACCTGGGTACCAATGTCCTGTACCCCAAGAACCATCATTTCCTTGATCTGGATAAAGACTTACACCCCTAGCTCCACCGCCGTAGCCGCCGCCACCGCCTTGTGCAAAACCACTTGATCCACCGCTTGGACCCATTCCGCCTCCAGCGGCACCACCGCCTGATGCTCCTGATCCTGCAGGATAACTTGAACTATCATGATCCGACGCTCCACCACCGCCACCGTATGCAGTAATTGTACCGCTTGATCCTGCGAAAGTTGAATTGGATCCATTAGATCCTGCTGGCCCGCTTGTTCCTGATGGTGCTCCTGAGCCACCTTGTCCTATTGTAATGTTAATTGTTTCTCCTGGTGTGACATCATAAGCCGCTTCATAGACAACGCCACCGCCGCCTCCACCGCCGCCCATGTCGTTACCACCACCGCCGCCTCCACCAACTACTAACACTTCAACTGTGTCAATA